TGTAGGCGTCGAGCGGGACCTGGCCGAAGGCCGGGTCGGACTCGGTGAGCGTGCCGGCTTCGGTGATGAGTGCGGCCGAGCTGTGCGAGGTCGTCTTCGGCACCTGGATCTGCTCACCACTGGTGGTGTTCAGGATCGTGGGACCGGCCTGCATGATGCCCGACACCTCGATGAGGTGGGCCATCAGCTGGTTGTAGAACGACGTCGGGACGGTGTTCGCACCAGCACCAGCGGTCAGCTTGGAGAGGTCGCGGAACTCACGCTGCGACATCGGGGCCGTCGGCCGCACTTCGAGAGCGCGACGCTCGCCCTTCAGGAAGGCGCGCACCTCGGCATCGGGCCCGTCGTTGCGCTCCTCGGTGGGGCGGTTGCCGATGGTCTTGAGCGATGCGGTGATGTCCCGCTCGCGCTGCTCGGCGTCGATGACCTGCTTGATGCGGGCGTCGAGGTTGTCGACGTCGGCGAGTGCCTTCTCCCACGCCGAGTTCTCCTCGGCGCTGAGGTCACGGGACTCGGCCTCGGCCGTGTCGTTGATGGTCTTGGCTGCGTCCCAGGCTCGCTGGCGACGCTCCAGAAGGATGTTGGCGTCCATGATGGGCACCCCTTTCGGTTTGGAGGGTTGGCAAAGCGGGTCGGTTGGTGTGTCTCACGAAACCGGGTATGTGCCCCGAGGTCGGGGCGGGTGCGCTCAGTGACGGGCGCGGGATGCCAGCGCGAGCCGGCGGGCGAGGACATCGCGGCGGGCGTGCTGCGCCGAACCGTCTGCTTCCTCGTTGGTCTGCTCCGTCGACACCGGGGCGTCGAACAGGGAGCGGAGTTCGTTCGCCCTCGCCGCCTCGGCCACCTCCGCGAAGGGGCGGGCGAGGGTCTTGGCGAGCGAGCGCAGAGCCACCGAGGCGTCTTCGCCTTCGGTGTCCAGGTAGGCGGGGTCGGTGACCGGCCCCATCTCGTAGAGCTCCAGGGCGGTGATGGTGCGCAGCGGGAACCCCTGCTCAGTCAGCGACCACACCTCACCGTCGGGCATCACACGGAACGTGAACGACGAACCGGCCACGATCTTGGAGTCGACCAACACCGTGAGGTCGCGGGCATACGTGGTGTTCGGCGGGGTCACCGCGTACTTCACGCCCGTGGTGTCCACCTCGAGCGACAGGTTCCCGGCCGAGATGCGGCCGAGGGGCAGCGAGCACTCGTGGTTCCAGTACGACTTCACGTCGTTGGCGCGCGACAGGGTGGCGTCGAAGGCGTGCGGGTCGATCTGCTCCACGAAGCCGCCAAGGTTCTGGCTGTACTTGTTGAACACGCAGCCGTAACCGGAGATGACCGGCAGGGCACCGTCGCCGGCAGCACGGAGTTCGAGGTCCGGCACGCGCCAGAACCGGGTTTCGCGAGTCGTCATAGATCCGCTCCTCTCGACATGGGCGGGGCAGCGTTCGGCTGGCCCGAGTAGGGGGTGGTGCGCGCCGGGAGCGGCACGCGGTCCTCGAAGTCGCGCATCTCGTCCTCGGTGTAGACACGGATGCCGGTCTTCGCTTCGATCTCCGCAGACGCCGAGTAGGCAGCCATGCGGGAGGCCAGGTCGGAACGCAGCACAGCGGCCGGGTTCAGACGCACGTATCGCTGGCCGGGGATCGACGCCGACAGTGCCTCGTTCCACACGGTGATGTAGTGGTTCAGCGTCGCCACCTGCAGGTCTTGAAGTCGCTGGTCGCGGTTCGCGTACGTCACCGACGAACCAGAGGCCACACGGCCGACCCACTCACCGGGCACACCGAGCGCCGTGGTGATCGACGCCTCAGCATCGGCCACAGTGGCCAGGAACTGCGACTCGTCGGCCGACACCTGCACCGCTGTGAACTTGGTGTTCTTCGGCATCACGACCGGCTTGCGGCCCTTGGCTGCCTGCGTGAACTTCTCCAGCAGCCGCACCGCGCCCTCGGGGCCGGGATCGGCTTCCGTCTCCAGGATGCCTGACGGGATCGCACCCTTCTCAAACCAGTCGCGGCCGAACTTGCGGGCGATCTTCGCCGTCTCCAACAGGCCGCTACGGGACAGCGGATCGACGCCACGAATCTGGCCGGGCATGATGAAGTTGCGACGGTGCCACACGTTGTCGCGGGACACCGGCACACCGTCGAGCGACCAGTCAGGCTTCAGGCCGAGGCCGCGGTCGGTGGCCTTCATGCGCTCCGGCCACACCCATTCCACGGTGGTCGGGTAGTCGGCGGCGTCGCGGCCGAGGATCATGCCCGTCTGCTCACCCGCCAGAGCGAGCGACACGGTGCCAGCGAAGCGCCACTCGTACGCCGTGAACGCGTTCGACGGTGACACGATGAACGGCGGGTCGTCCAACTCACGCCGGTCGGCACCCTTCCCGCGGTAGGTGCGCGGGTCCATCTGCGCCACCATCCCGGCCAGGATCGACAGGGACCGATACACCACAGGGATCGTCACGGCGTCGAGGAGGCCGACCGAACCGAGGGCTTTCTGCCAGTCGCCACCCGAGCCCCACACCTGCTGGTACGAGATGGAACGGGCTTCACGGTTGTTGAACAGCGCCATCAGCCGGCCACCTCCGACGCTACGAAACTGACCGCGCCGACCACCACAGCGGCCACGGCGAAGCCAAACAGGGCCACAAGACCGGCCGACATGACGGCCAGGGAGATGGCCGAAGGGTCGCTGAGACGGGACAGAACGCGACGAACAGACGACATGCGCCCTCCCTTCTCAGTAGACGAAGAACTCAGGAACCGTGACCTGGGCACCGACACCCCAGGCGGCGAGCGTCACCGCCATCAGTGGCGAGATGTCGACGTGCGACGTACGACCCGCCCACACCCAGCCGTCACCGACGGCACGAACAGCAGCACCGGACACGGCGACGTTCAGCACGTCCTGGTTGCGGTGGCGAAGCTGGCCGGCGGTCACCTGCTGACGGAACTGCACGCACGCCTTCATGAAGTCGAGGCCGCCGATTTCGGACACGGCGACACCGGCATCGGCGAGGCCACGCGCCAGGCCGGAAGCCTCCGAGCGGGGATTCAGCCACACCGGGGCGTTGTGCTTGGTGGCCATCTTCGCCAACACCTCGACGGTCTGTGCGATGCCTGGCAGGCACTGCACCACCTCGACGTGGAGCAGGCCGTCCTCACGGTGGCCGGCGATGGCGATGGACGACCACGACAGGTCCAGGGCCACATCGACCGCGATGGCGATCTGGCCGACACGCTTGGAATCGGGGTCGGCGCACTGCGGCCACTCGGGCAATTCCGACGGCATCTGGTCAGCGGCGAACACCACGCCCAGGCGCTCGATGGCGAACGCATCCGGCGACAGGAGTGCGAGCTCGCGTTCGGCAATCCACTCCTCGGAGATGCGGATACCGAGGCCGGGGTTTGACTCGTACCACACGTCACGGTCGGTGACGTTCACACCAGGGGCCGCGCCCCAATCGGCGAAGAACCCATCGGCGTCACCTTCAGCGAACTGCTTGATGAGCCGATGCAACACCGTCGACTCAGGCACCGGGGCCGAGCTGGTGTAGATCATCAGTGGCGCGTCGTCCGACATCGACTGCGCCGACATGCTCGGCAGGATCGCCTGCAACTGCTCGTCGGACAGGTAGAGCGCCTCGTCGAAGATCACCATGCGAGGCGACTTGCCGCGGCCGATCTTCTTCGACCGGGTGATGAACCTGATCTCCGCACGGGTGTCGGTGCGGACGATCTTCTCTTTGCCGTTCGCCACGATGAAGTTCGTGATCGCGTCCAGCTCGGGGTTGGCCTCGATGGCTGAACGCATCCGCGCCATGTGGTCCGCAGAGGTGTCCTGACGGTGGGCGGTGTGGAGGATGACCGGCCAGTCGAGGACGTAGAAGGCGTACAGCTCCACGACCTCGAGGATCACGTTCTTGCCGTTCTGCCGCGAGACGAGGATCAGGCACAGGGTGGCGCACAAGCGGTACTGCTCATCGGTCGAGAAGATGCCGTCGATGCACCACCGCTGCCAGTCGTCCAGCTCGTAGCCAAGCGACAGGCCGAACTCGATCGCGTCGGGGCCGTCGCTACCTGTTCGACGCCTTGGGAGACGCTGCCGCCTTGGGCGCTGCGCTCCGACTCGGGGTGCGCTTCGACTCACGGCGCTCCTTCAACTGGTCACGCACCGACTGCTGCGGGACTTCGACGGGGGCCAGGGCGGCCAGGTCTGCGAGCGTGGAGCGGTACTGACCGGACAACTGCGGCAGCATGTTCTCGCTGCACACCTCGATCGCCGCGGCGAGCTGGTCGCGCAGCTTCT